TGCAGCGTCCAAAAGCACACTGAACCCTGTGCGCGCCTTCCGGCGTATTGCGTTATGACTTGCCACCCCAGCATCCGCGAACAAATCCTCCAGAGAATCGCCACCGTGACGCTTCCCGGCACGGTGCAGAGCAAGCGGTCTTGGGTCGAGTTCGCCCCAGCTTGCTTCAGTGCCTCAATCCACTCTGTTGCGATAGACTTTTGTTGAAGTTGCCTCGTTAATTCATGGCCGCCACTCCGACCAGTCCCTCTACGGGCTCCATGCGGGCCATCGACCGCCTGCGCAAGGCTGCAAACTTTGAACCTATCAAGCAGTCTGTTCTACTTGCAAGCGGTGATGAGCTGGAGTTTTATGTAACACCTCTCACGACAGCCGAACGCGAGAAAGCTCAGAAAAATGCTAAATCTGATAGCACCAACGACTACGCCCTGCAACTTCTAATTCTGAAAGCGAAGGATGAAAATGGACAGCCTCTTTTCCGCCCAGGCGATGCTGCAATTCTCAAGCAGGAAGTCGAGGATGAAATTCTTCAGCAGATGATCTTGAAGGTTCTCCGCCCCGACGAAGAGGGGGAAGCTGAAACCGATCTGAAAAGCAGCTGAGTCTGAGCTGGAGAAAGATACAAGGCTCTTCTTTCAGTTACAACTGGCAGAAGAGCTTAAGATGACTCTTTCTCAGCTAAAGGAAGCCATGACAGAAGAAGAGGTTCTAATCTGGCAGTTATATTTCTCTATCAAAAGCAAAAGACAAAAAACTGAGATGGAGAAGATCAAGAAACGCCGCTAGCCTGACCGGGCCGGCGGCTTTTTCGTGTCTAGACTGTTGGCACGAGGAACCGTCGAGGCATGGCCAGCTATCAGGCGATTATTGATCTCATCGTCAATGGCCAGACCGAAGTTGACAGGGTAATTCGTAGCACTGATCAGCTTGCTACTGCGATTGGAAGAATCAATAGCAGGCCGCTTGAGTTACAGCCGGGAAGAGCGCAGCAATCTGTTGAAAGACTTACAAGAGGTCTTCAGGGAATTGACCGCCAGGTAGAACAGGCAGCAGCCCACCTTGCGCCCCTGAGAAACAACTTTCAGGCAGTGTCAAGAGAGGCTGGCACCCTTGATAGGGCGCTGCAAAGAAATAGCAGGAGCTTAGAGGTAAATAGAAGGCAGTCTCAGATTTACGAAAACACTATAAGAAATGCGGCTAGGGGCACTGTAGAATTTGTCAATGCTACAGCTGCGGGAGCAAGAGCGGTTGTACGAAATATTGGATTAACCGAGCAGCGAACTCAGCTCGAACGTAGAAGGGCAGCAGTTGACGCCAGGATGACCTACCAGCTCCGTCAAATGGCGGGGGCTGAAGCAGATCTCGCCGAAGCTCAGGAAAGGCGGGGGCAGGCTTTTCAGGATCGAGAGAGCGCACGAGGCCTGCAGGCTCAAATCCAATTTGCAGATCGCCTGGCAAGGTCCTACATGAATGCAGAGGCTGCTCAGCAGCGTGCGGCCAGAGGGCTTCGAGATGCTGGACTTGATGATTTGGCCGGTCGTATTGGAGCAGTGCAGTCAACTGCTGGACTGCGTTCTGAAATTCAATTTTTTGACAGCCTCGCTTCTAGCGTTGCAACTAACACAGAGGCTTTCAAAAGGTTCACCATTGCCTCTCGTGCAGCGTCTCAGAGCCTTGCTGAGGTAAACAGAAACAGATTGGCAATTTTGGCAGAGGCTTTCACGCCCCCAGATCGACCTGTCATGGGGCCAGGGGGGACGCTGGTTGAGCCTCCCATCGCCGGAAGGCCGCTTGAGCCTGGTCAGCGCCCGCGCACCAGCAATGAGGCGAGGCGAGGCACGAGTGGCAGGGCCTTGAGCAATGAAGAGGTTTCGAGAACCAGGCAGGAGGTTGATCGGTTAATCAACAGCTTCAACGAAGTTCCTAGAAGTGAGGCAGGTCTCAGGGATTACATTGAAAGACTTGGCGAGCTGAGAAGTGTTGTAACTTTTACGTCTGAGGCCTACAGAAGGCTTGCACAGCAGCAGCGAGTTGCCGGCGACCTCCTTGAGACTGCTGTTTCATTGCAGCGTTCGGGTGCAATGCAGGGGCCGGCTCAGTTTGCAGCAGCAACTGGCCCCGCCTCACTGATTGAGGCTCCCGAAAACAGACTGAAGCGACAACTGTTTTATGAAAAAACCAGAGAAGATATTCTTTCTAGGCTTGTTACATTTGAGAACAATATTAACGAGGCTGATCTGACTCAAGTTCAGAGAACTCAGCTTCAGATTCGCCTTGATGAAGCGTTGCTTGCGCTGGATCAAAACAGACTTGATGTTGCCAGGCGGCTCACGAGAGAGGGCGAACAGGCCAGGATGTCAACCGAGAGAGAGAACAGAAGGAACAGAATCACGGGCGGGCCAATGAGGGCTGGGGGGCCTGGGGAAACGATTGCTTCTATTGACGCCCCTCAGAAGGTTCAGGAAATACTGAGGCAGACGACAACTCTGCAGCTCTACCTAAACAAGCTTGCGTCGGAAGGGGTTGACGTAACTCTGCAGCAGTCTGCGGCGCAAAATCTGATCAATGAGCTTTCCGCTCAGGGGCTTCAGCTGTCCGATCGTTTTGTCAAGGCAAAGAGAGATGAACTTTCGGCAATCAGAGAGATTACAAAACAGGAAAAAATAAGGCAGACAGGTGGACTTGATCCAGAGGTTCTGGAGGGTCGCGTGCAACGCCTTCTCGGCAGGACGATAGGCCTTGAGAGTAAGGCTATTTCGTTGCAAGAAAAAGGGGCAACGAATGCTGATCAGCTGCGTCTAGAGGTTCAGCAGAAAATAAATGCACTGAAGCAGCTTGAGGGTAGTATTACGAGTCAAAATGCTGATGCCGTAGCTAATGATCTTCGCATACTGTTGAAGAGCATAAATGAAATAAGCAATGCTATTGGTGAGGCAAGAAATCAAATTAGCCAGGTAGCCAAGCTGACCGGCTTTGAGGGAAGCTTCCAGAAACTTCAAACCTCATTTGGTGAAACTGGATCATTCTTCCAGAATGTCTCACCAGAGGAAGCTGTCGATAAAATTGTCAGACAGTTCACTCCATCTCTGGCTGGCACTACCGGTCTTGCAACTCTTGAGCAGCTCGAAAAACCTGCAAAGCTTTCCTCTCAAAAGCTAACCCTTCTCGCAAGCACCCTTCAGGAGGTTGCTGCACAGATCGATCCGCTCGCCCCTGGTGCCAGAAGGCTGCTGAAGGAGGTCGACGACCTCTCTGCCTCACTTCAGAACGAGCAAGCTGGCCGCGCCCCCGACGCTGACTTCCTGGTTCGCCTCACCAAGAATCCCCGCCTTGCTGCTGGTATCAGCGAGGGCCTGATTGGTGGTGCCTTCCCGCTGCTGTTTGGGCAGGGGGTCGGCGCTGCAGCCGGTGGTGGCATTGGTGGCTTTGCCGGTGGTTATGCCGGTGGCGCCCTGGGCTTTGGTCTGTCTCTGATTGGTACAGCTGTTGGTTCTGCGGTTGATACCACTGTCAACAACCTGAAAGAGCTTGCTTCAAGCCTGAAAGAGCCAACGGCAGCGCTTGAGGCGATGAAGACTGCTGGCCTGAAAGTTGACTCAGGACTTCAAGATCTTGTTGGCCGACTGGAGACTGTTGGCAACGCGGCTGCTGCGCAAGCGATTGTTTTTGCCGAGCTTGAGAAGCAGCTTGGCCCTGGAGCCGCAAAACAGCTGAATGCACTTTCAGAGGAACAGAAAAAACTTGACGAGATAAATCAGAAGCTCTATGCAGCTCTTTCCTCCGAGATGCTTCCACTGCTTACTGGAACAATCTCGATCATAAATGACTTTGCTGCCGCTCTTCAAAGAATTGCCTCCATAGACGTACCCGACTGGGTTAAAAACGTTGGAGGTGCTGCATTTAACGTTGCATCTGTCATTAATCCCGGTTTTGGTCTCTCTAGGGCTCAATTTGAAAACGCAAGAAAGCGTGGCCAGGAGGCCGCAGAAAGGGCTGGTACTCCACCGCTCACTCAAGAAGGTCAGAGAAAGCAGGAATTGCTGCCATTTCAGCAAACTACTGCTGCTCTCTCTGCCGGCCTTGAAGCGTCAGACATTGCTAAAAAGTACACTGATGCAATCAAGACTGCAGCGGAAGAACAAAAAGATCTGGACAATCAAAGGTTTGAACTGATCGAATCTTACGAAAAATCAATTGCCGACATTAGGAGAGGGGTTGAGCAAAGAATTACTCAAGAGCGACTGGCTGTTATCGCCAAAGAGAACGAGCTGTTTGCGGCTCAAGGAGAAGTTCGCCTTCAGCAGCTGCGCAATGCAAATGCCGAGCTGAGAGCCACTGTCTTCGGCAACGAGATTGGGCAACAGCTTATTGATGCTGTTTCTGAATTTACAGAAAAACAGCTTTCGACTGAGAACGAGGTTGCAAATCGTCGTCGCTCTCTTGAGCTAGAGCTTGAATCCAAGCGAATTGAGATCGAGCAATACAGGATTGATGTTGCGAAGCAAGTTAGCGATCTAAATCTCTCAACTCAAAAACAGGTTGAGAAAATTAACGACGGGATTCTGAAGAAAAACCAAGCCTATGACAGAAGTCGCTTCGAGATTGAAAAGCGAATCAATATCAATAACCTTGAAATCAAGAGACTTGAGGCGAAGCAGCAAGAAAATCTGTTTAGAGGCGCTGCCAATAATGCCAACCCGGCCATCGCTAAACAAAATCGCGAACTGGCTGATCTTTACGCCAATCAAGCCACTTTTATCGAAGCTCAAAAGAATGCTGTGAAGAGCTTTGCCCCGCCCCCAGAGCTTTCTTTCGGGTCGGTAAGCGCTGGCGCCTCTGTTTCCACTGCTGGCCTCGATGCTCTCTCTGCTCGTGCTAGGCAGCTTGCAACAGCTATTGCAAGCATTCAGGACGAGCTGTCTTCACTTGCGTCAAGCGGTGACTTCATCGGATTCAATGCTCGCCTCAAAGAGATTGCGGACCAGGGCGCTACTGGACTTGTTAATCAGTTCGAGCAACTCAAGGGCCAGTTAAGCAATAATCCGCTGGGGGCTCAGTTCGCAAAGATCAAAGAAGGGTTTGAAGCAGTTGCAAAGACTCCCGAAATAGCCCCCTATAAGGAACTGGTTTTTGAGTATCAAAAGCTTGCAGAAGCTAATGTAAAACTCGGGGCATCGCTTGAGTTCTTCCTTGGGAAGGGAGGCCAGCAGTCTTCTCAGCTTGATTCGCTGCGAGTTGAGATCAACTCTGCCATCACCGGCACCACCGAGCTTGAAAAAGCCATGATGGATCTTGCTCAGAGAGGTATCAGCCCCGCCTCCGAAGAGTTCAAGATTCTCACTGATAATGCAGCAAGAATTGATGCACTGCAGCAAAAGCTTCAGATCATCAATAGCTTCAAGACCGCTTCGTCTGAGCTGACTCTCTCGCTACGTGGTCTGGTTGAAGGCTTCTATGAGCTTGGTGGTGCCTCTGAGGCTGTCAGGAGAGTGGGCGAAGAACTGGGGCGCAAGAGCCTTGGCTTTGTGCTTGACATTGCTTTCAAGCCTGTCGAGCAAGCTATGCAGAAGACGATGTTTGATCTTGCCGAAAGGTTTGGTTTTGACATCAAGCCAGAGCAGTTGCAACAACTTGAAGAGATCAAAGCGACAAGATTGCTTGTGGCGGGGATTCTGGAGAAAGTTACCAGCCTTTCAGGCGCTCTTCCTAGCGTTATCGCCCCAGTGAATACATCCGCTGCCGGAATGGTAGAAAGCGGAAGAATTTCCATTGTTCCAGATGTAGCAGACGTGAGCAGGTTCTTGATTGGTATTCAGGGAGCCTCTCTTTCCGCGAGCCTGGCTGGTCGAAACCAAGATCTGTTCAAGAGCCAAGCCGAGACGTTTGAGGAATTCAACAAGCGTATAAATGATTGGGTTAGCGGACTTGCGATTGGGGGTGTGATTCGCCCCGGCGAGGAAAAAGATCTAATTAACGCCATTGATCAATACAGAAAAGCAATTCAGGGTTTCTCGGCTCAAACAAGTCTTCCGCTTGGCGCCAATCAAATTGTCCCCGGCCCAGCTTCTCTTGCTGTCCCCGGCTGGGCTGGTGGTGGCTCCAGGTATCAGGGCGGCCCAGCTTCTCAGCAAATTGATCTGGTGGTGCCCTCTGAGCGAAGGTACAGAGTTGGTGATCGAATTGGCCCTCAATCCTCCCTCCCCGGTGCCTTCACGGGCATTGGTGGGCCAGATCTCGTGTTTCCGCTAGATAGCAATACGCCTCGCCCCATCCCACTTGAGGTTCGCCCGGAAGCGACTCAACAGATTGAACAACTAGACAATTCGCTTCAGAAGCTTGGGCAAACTGCAGTTGAGGGATCGCAAAACATCGGAATTTCTGCAGAGTCGCTCAATCTGCTCAACAAATATTCCACCGATTTCCTGGATAGTACAACCGGCAGCTTGCAACAAAATGTACCGAAACTGCAAGCAGCTACTACTGACTGGGGCAAGAGTCTCGGGCAGGTTGTAACAGGTCTAGGCCTCGCCTCCTCTGCTGTCATCGGCATTGTTGGCGGTGTTCAAAACATACAGAAGGGTGGAGCTGGAAATGTACTTAGCGGCATTGGCTCGATTCTGACAACTGTTGGCAGCATCGGCATGAGTGCTGTTGGATTCATGGGGCCGAAACCTCCCATCAGCCCAACAGCGGCTGGCGGGGATGTTTGGGGTGCGGTCGGCAGGGCGATAGGCAGCGCAAACGGAAATGTGTTTGAAGGTGGTGAGTTGATGAAGTTCGCCAATGGTGGAATCGTGCAGTCGCCCACACTCTTCAGCTTCGAGGACGCTGGCGTGACTCGCACCGGGCAGGCCGGTGAGGCGGGCGCAGAGGCGATCATGCCGCTCAAGCGCACCAAGGATGGGCGCCTGGGCGTAGAGGCAGATCTCTCCGTGCCCTTCGAGGCCTCTGACGCCCTGGAGATGGGCCTGAACGACGGTGACGACACACCTAAGCCAGTGGACCTCTCCGTGCCCTTCCAGAAGGCCCAGGGGCGCATGAGTGCCGCTCAGATGATGCAGATCGCTGCCGAGTCCGGCCTGGCCATTCCGTTTGCCAAGGACCAGGGCGCTGCTCTTGGGGGCGGTGCAGCTGATGGGGGCGATGACACTATCAAATTCGAGTCGGTTATCATTAATAATCAAGAGTTCGTCACCAGGAAGGAGGCAGAAGAGATTGGGCGCAAGGCAGAGGCTCGGGGCGCAAGTCGTGGGGCTCAGCTTGCTCAGAAGGGGATCAAAAACAATCCCCGTATTCGAGCTTCTCTTGGTATGAAGTAAATGGAACTTTGCAACTTCATGAGGTTCAAGCGCAGAGACGGGATCTACACGACCTGGGCTGCGCAGAATTTCTTCCCTGGAGAGTCCAAAACTTTTCAGTCTGTCAGTTATCCGTTTGTGCCAATTGCAATTGCAACAAATGCTTCAACGCAAGGGGGCGACAGAAGCGAGGCGGCTATCAGTACGGTTGCCGGTGATCTAACTTTGAACGTTTTCCGTGAGGCGGCAAAAGAAGATTGGCTGCTTGAAGTAAAGACTGTAAAGGTTAATCGTTCAGATTTCTCTCTCGACGCCCTTCTTTGTTCTGAAACTTGGAGCTGCTCTCAGGTTCAGTACGACACCTCCCAGGAGGGCGTTGTTCTTCAGCTCGCCTCCTCTCTTGATTCTGTCAGAGCGATTGGGGGCAGAGTTCTGTCACAATTTCTCGTGGGGGCGCTGCCTACAAGTGGCACTTTGAGCCTGAGATGATTATTGATTACTACAAGTGGATTGGGCTGCCACATAAATTTGCTGCAGATCCAGATAATGGAGAGGGGGCAGACTGTCTGATTGTTGCTCACAGGGTTCTTCTGGCTAACAATTTCCCATGCCCGCCCATTTCTTCTGAATGGATCGAGCTGGCCGCCTCTCGGAGGTGGGGCGAGCTTGAAAAAGAGTGGCACAAATATATGACTAGAGTTGATGCGCCCCAGAGCATCGCAAGGGAGTCGCCTGGGTTCCTTTATCCTTGGTGAAGACGGACTTCTGGAGAATCCGCAGTGCTGCCTTCTGATCGCTACATCGCCTCGCTTCTTGGCTTTGACGAAGAGCAGTATGAATACTGGAAGGATTATGTAGCGGCTCAGGCGAAGAAGGGGCCGGAACCTTCTGTTGTTTGTGGAGATCCCGCCTCAGTCATTGCGACTGTTTCACTTGTAATTACGCTTATTGGGATTGGCTTTCAGATTGTTGGCGCTCTGCTTTCGAGGCAGGATGATACCGCCCCTCCAGAACTAAGAGCAAGGCAGAGGACTGGCAACAGTCAACTATCAATTACTTCTTTTGCGCCCCGTGCAGGATTTGATGCAACGCAGGATGTTGCAGGTATTGGCGCCCCCATCCCTGTTGTTTACGCCAATCGGGAAACGCTCGATGGGCAATCCTATGGGGGCGTAAGGGTCAATCTTTCGCTGCTCTGGTCTCAAATCCTGAGCCTGGGGGGATCTCAGATGCTTCGAGGCATCTTCATGATCGGGGAGGGCAGCGTTCACTCAATCGATCCCAACGGTTTTGCCATTGGGGACAACAGCCTCGCAAGCTATGACTTGCTCAACAGCTCGGCAAATGAAGCAGCGAGCAGATTAACTGTTTATCATCGCCCCAATGGAGGAAGAATTGTATCGACTGATCGTATCGCTGGGCGATTGGCGGCGTCAGATGTTGGCAACGCTCAAAACGATGGGGGCTCAGATGTTTTTCAGTTAAGAAGTGTTGGGAATGTCTATGCGTCTGACTTTAGTGCATCCTTTAAGCCTTCTACCTCCACGACGTTTGGGATTCATACGCTTATTGGCAACAATCTTGGTTTTAAGTTAAACCCCAGAGTTCGAGCGCAGGCTGTTGCTCGATTGAAGCCCAAGGGGGATTCTGGTAACTCCGAGGTTGTTTGTGATGTTGATCTGACCGTAAAAGCAGAAAGAGAAAAGTTCAGTGCATATTACTCTTCTCGATCTGGTGTCACCTCTGGCTCTTTTGCGCTTGGGGATACCTTTACTTACACGCTTGACAGAAGCAGTGACTATCAAACTACTTTCCTGGTAGTTGATGGAAGTTCTGACACCTGGACATCCTCCTCAGAGGTTCGCGCTCGCCCCGACTTCTATGACACGTCGGATGATGTGATCACGGGCCTTGCCCTTGGCGCAAAAATGACTGTTGGGTCGGTTTCAAGTGCTGTAGATGGACTTGAGGCGGATGCAACTCTTGATGTCAAGGGAATCGTTGATCATCTTGAAGCGAACAATGCTGCGAATGGGCAGTATCTGGTTAGGTATTGGATCAATGTCTCAAATGGAAGCAAGGAGCTGCGGAGTAGGTTTGATGTAAACATTAGAGTGCAATCAAACAAAGGGGCAGGCACTGTAAATATTACAGAAGAGGGAGGTTCTTTGGTGATTGGGGTAAGAAGCACTCCTACGACAACAAGCAAAAGCTATCGGTTTACTGTTGAGGTTGATGATGACTCTGGCTCGGTCCAGGTATTGACCAGCCCGTTGCGCCTCAGGTCCAGGATATTTTTTAATTACACAAAAAAGGAAACAGCCTCTCTTGATTGTGGAGATGTTGCGTCTTCTGTCACGGGCAGGCAGAGGGCGTGGGATGATGCGATTGTAGTTGGGGATTTGTATAAAATTGGCA